GATCAACCTGGTGTGGGCGCAGCTGTTCACCGCCTCCGACTACGCGTCGTTCCCTCAGCGCGTGGTCCTGGGCGCCGAGCGGCCGATGATCCCCAAGCTGAACTCGGCTGGGGAGATCGTCGGCAAGCAGCCGGTGGACCTGGCGAAGTTCGCGGTCGACCGGGTCGCGTGGATCACCGGCAAGGACGCCAAGATCGCCGAGTGGCAGGCGGCGAACCTCGCCGCGTACACGCAGATCATCGAGGTCGCGGTGGGTCACCTCGCCGCGCAGACCCGCACCCCGCAGCACTACCTCATCGGCAAGATGGCGAACCTGTCGGGGGACGCGCTGCTCGCCGCCGAGACGGGTCTGGTGAAGCGGGTCAATGAGAAGAAGCTGTGGTTCGGGCAGGCGCTGCGGGAGGTCGCCCGGCTGGTCTACCTCGCCCGGGGCGAGGACGCGAAGGCGAAGGCGATGCGGGCGGGCGCGGTGCTGTGGGCCGACTCCGAGTCGCGTTCCTACGCGCAGCTCGCCGACGCGCTGGTGAAGCTGAAGGACATCGGTTTCCCCTTCGAGTGGCTGGCCCTGCGCTACGGACTCACGCCGACCGAGGTCGCCGACGTCGTCGCGATGCGCGAGCGGGAGGCCGAGATGGACCCGATCGCCGCCGCCACCCAGATGCTCGCCCAACGGCCCGCCGCCGACGAGGAGGCGGACGTCGTCGAGGACGAGGATGCCGAGGAGGGGGCGCTGGTATGACGGTCCCCGCCGAGGCGCAGGCGCACCAGGCCGACCGCGCCGCCCAGGCCGCGGCGACGGCGGCCGCCGTCAGGTCGGTGTGGATGGCCACCGACCCCGAGAACCTGGAGAGTTCGTGGCTGTCCGGCGCGCTGCTCGCGGCCGAACTGATCCACGCCGGGCAGGTCGCGGCCGCCGCCACGACCGACGGATGGCTGACCCAGGAGGCCGGGCCCGGCGAGGGAGCGGTGAACGTCGAGACCGCCGCGGCGGCCGCCGGGGACCTGACGCCGGCGCTGCTGTATCCGCTGCTGATCGCCCTCAACCGGCTGCGCCGCGGGTACTCGGCGACCATGTCGATCCTGTCGGGCGCCGCGTTCCTGGAGATGGTCACCCGCTCCCTGGTCGCGGACGCCGGCCGGATCGCCGACATGGCCGGGATCATCGCCCGCCCGAGCTACGTCTCCTACGTGCGCGTGGTGCACCTGCCCGCGTGCGCGCGCTGCATCATCCTCGCCGGGAACGAGTACAGCCTGTCCGAGGGATTCCTGCGCCACCCGCGCTGTGACTGCACGATCGCCCCCCGGCGCCGCGACGACACGTGGGGGCTGCTCGGCCCCGATGAGCTGTTCGCGCAGATGGACCCGGCGCAGCAGCGGCGCGCGTTCGGGCAGGCCGGGGCCGACGCGATCCGCGAGGGCGGGGACATCGCCCAGATCGTCAACGCCCGGCGCGGCATGACGACCGCGACCCGCTACGGGCGCCAGGTGAAGGCGACCACCGAGGGCACCACCCGCCGCGGGTTCTATGCCTCGCGCCGGGCGAAGTTCGAGAAGACCGCCGGCGCCCGCTTCGGCGAGAGCACCCGCAGCCGTACCCGGGCCAAGGCCGTGCGGCTGATGCCGGAGGAGATCTACCGGCTCGCCGACGGCGACCGCGAGCACGCCATCCGGCTGCTGAGGAAGAACGCCTACATCGTCTGACCGGGCGCAATGCCCGGCAGGTTCACCCGCAACGGGAGTACGCATGAAGCGCAGCACCCTGCCCCGCCATGCCCGCGCGCACGCGCCCGGCTGGGCACACCCCTACCCGTCCGACCCTTTCTCGCCCGTCTTCTACGCCGACGGCGGCGACGACCAGGACGACGACACCGGTGACGACGACGGCGATGGCGGTCAGGACGACGCCGATGACGACGGCGGTCAGGACGACGAGGGGGACGACGACAAGGGCGGCGAGGACGACGCGGACCCCGAGGGCGCCGACCAGCTCGGCGACAAGGGCAAGCGGGCCCTGGCCTCCATGAAGGGCAAGTGGCGCTCCGAGCGCGAGAAGCGCAAGGCGCTGGAGCAGCAGCTCGCGGCGAAGGACGGCGCCGACGAGGCCGAGCAGGCCCGCCGCAAGACGGAAGCCGACGCCGTGGCCCGCGCCAACTCCCGGATCCTCAAGGCCGAGATCCGGGCCGCGGCCAAGGGCCGCCTGAACGACCCGAAGGACGCGCTGACCTTCCTCGACCTCGGACAGTTCGAGGTCGGCGAGGACGGCGAGATCGACAGCGAGGAGATCGAGGACGCGATCGACGATCTCCTCAAGAGCAAGCCCTACCTGGCGGCCGCAACGGCGAAGAGGTTCCAGGGCTCCGGCGACGGTGGCGCGGCGCGCAAGGCGTCGAGGCCGAAGCAGCTCAGCAAGCAGGACCTCAAGTCCATGAGCCCCGAGGCGATCGAGCAGGCCCGTATCGACGGCAAGCTCGACGACCTCATGGGCGGCAGATAGCCAGGAGGCACACCCATGACGATCCGGAACTTCGTTCCCGAGATCTGGAGCTCGCGACTGCTCGTCGCGACCCGCAAGGCACTCGTCTACGCGGCCCCCAGGGTCGTGAACCGCGACTACGAGGGCGACATCGAAGAGGCCGGCGACACCGTCCGCATCACGTCGGTGTCCCGTCCGGCGATCGGCACCTACGTGCCGGGCACGACGACGATCACGCCGGAGAAGCTGACGACCGGCCAGCGCACGCTGACCGTGGACCAGGCGAAGTACTGGGCGTTCTCCGTCGACGACGTCGACAAGCGGCAGGCCAAGTCCAACCTGATCCCGGCGGCGATGAGCGAGGCCGCCTACGGGCTCGCCGACACCATCGACCAGTACGTGGCCGGGCTGTACACGCAGATCCAGGCCGCGAACTTCCTCAACGTGGTCGGCTCCCCGATCGACACGTACACCACGCCGACCGACGCCTACGACAAGGTCCTCGTGCCGCTGCGCACGAAGCTCACGAAGGCGAACGTCCCCTCCACCGGCCGGTACGTCATCGTCCCGCCGGAGTTCTACGCCTCGCTGCTGCTCGACTCCCGCTTCATCAAGTCCGACGAGGCCGGCACCGACGCCGGTCTGCGCAACGGCTACGTCGGCCGGGCGGCGAACTTCGACATCTACGAGTCGAACAACTGCCCCGTGCCGACCGGGGACACCACCGTCGTCCAGGCCGGCGTCAACGCGGCCATCACCTTCGCCGAGCAGATCAACAAGACCGAGGCCTACCGCCCCGAGTCCAGCTTCAGCGACGCCGTCAAGGGCCTGGCCCTGTACGGGGCGAAGGTCATCCGCCCGGACCACCTGGCCGCGGCGTTCATCAACCCCGCCGCCTGATCGGAGACGTGACCCATGGCGACTACGCAGCTCAGCTACACCGCCCTGCCGCCCAACAGCGGGGTGGTGAACCCGACCGGTACGACCCTGGTGGCGGCGCCGACCAACGACATGCAGCTCGCCAACGCCGAGGCGGAGAAGACGGTCCTGCGCGTCACGAACACCGACGACGACACGGCCCTGACCATCACGGTCAAGGCGGGCGACCACCCGCCGGCGCTCGCCGCAGGACAGGGCGACCTGGCCGTGTCCGTCGCGTTCGGCACCACGCACTACATCGGCCCGTTCGAGTCCGGCCGGTTCATCCAGTCCGACGGCAGCCTGATGATCACCTCGTCCACGACGACGGGGACCATCGCCTGCCTCAAGGTCCCGAGGAACACCTGACATGGCCGAGACGATTCACGTGCGCGGGGAGGGCGGGGCCGTCATCGCGATGGACCTGCCCCTGCCCGAGCACATCCAGGAGCGCTTCGACCGCGGCCAGCTGGTGCGCGTGCACTCCGACGGCTCCCCGTACTACCCCGCACCCGAGAGCCCCGCTGCTGCGGTGGCGCCCCGGGGCAGCGCCCTGACCGAGGGAGCCGTGCCGCGCCCGGGCGCGCGGGCGGGCAAGGACGACTGGGTGCTGTGGGCGGCTGCCGTACACGGCCTCGCCGTCGAGGACGCCGAGGCGATGACCAAGGCGCAGCTGCAGGAACTGCCCGAGCAGCCCGCCACGGCCGCCCCGCAGGGCGGCGACGGGCGCCCGTCCGAGGACGCCGAGAAGTCCGAGTGGATCGCCTACGTCGTCCGGAGCGGCAAGCTTTCCGCCGAGGACGCGGCGAACTACACCAAGGACGATCTGATCGACCTTGCGACCTGAGGGGAGGCCGCCGTGGCACTGGACCCCCTGGCGACGGTGGCCGACCTGGAGGCCCGCGGCCTGACCGTCGACCCCTCCGAGACGACGGTCGTCGAGACGTTCCTCGCGGAGGCCTCGGCCGCCGTCCGGGACGCGGCAGGCGTGCCGATCAGCGAGACCACATCCACCGTCGCCCTGGAGGCCCCGGACAACTCGCAGTGGCTGACACTGCCCGGCCCGCCCATCCAGTCCGTGGCCTCCGTCGAGATCGACGGCCAGGCGGTCACCGACTGGCGGCTGCGCTCGCACCAGCTGTGGCGGGCCTCCGGCTGGTCGTCCGGCTACGGGCCGTCCGAGGTCACCGTCACCCAGACGCACGGGCTGCCCACCGTCGAGGCGGACATCGTGGGCCTGGTCTGCCGCATCGCCGCGGCGTGCCTGGTCCACCACCGGGCGCAGCCCGACGGCGAGGGCCTGGCCGCGCGGGACATCCGCTCGGAGCGGATCGGGGACTACGCCGTGACCTACGGCGACAGCGGCCGCATCACCGACATCGAGCTGCCCGACTACCTGCGCGAGCAGCTCGCCGCCCGCTTCGGCGGCGGGGTCGCGGTGGTGAGGTCGAGGTGAGCCGCGTCGGCCGGCTCCTCAACCGCAAGGTCGAGGTGTGGCGGGAGACGACCACCGACGACGGCGGCGGCGGGCAGGCGACGGCTTGGGTCCACCAGGACACCCCGCGCGCCCGCCGATCCCAGCCGTCCGCGCGGGAGCGGACGGCCGCCGACCAGGCCGGCGCCGAGCTGAACGAGACCTGGTACTTCAACCCCGGCACCGACGTGCGGCGGCGCGACCAGCTGCGCCCGCCCGGGCGCGTGCTGAAGGTCATCGCCGTCTTCGAGCCGTCCGAGGACAGCACCTACCTGCGAGCGGACTGCACGCTCGTCCAACCCCTGAACGGCACCACCACGTGAGGAGTCCTCGATGGCCGTCCTGACCGCACAAGCGATGCCCCTGGGCGGGCTGCAGCCCACCTACGCCAACGCCGCCGGAGGCGGCGACCAGGCCCCGTGCGGAGAGAAGCTCGTCCTACACGTCCGCAACGACGACGCGTCCTCCAAGACCGTCACCGTCGCCACCCCGGGCACCGTCGGCGGCCTGGCGATCGCCGACGCCGCCCAGACCATCCCCGCCGGCGGCGACGCGTTCATCCCGCTGAAGTCGACCTACCGGGACCCGGTCACCGGCCGCGCCGCGGTCACCTACAGCGCGGCGACCTCGGTCACCGTCGCCGTCCTGCAGCTCCCCTGAGCCCGTGGCCCGGGCGCGGCTGGACGGCCTGGCGGGCGCGCTGCGCGCCATCGGGCGCATCCCCGAGGCCATGCGCGCGGCCCGCACCGAGACGCTCCGCGAGTGGGCGGACAACGTCAAGAACACGGCCGGCGAGAAGGTCCCGCGAGACCGCGGCGAGCTGTTCCAGGCCCTCGACGACCGCGTCAACGACCACTTCGGGCGGGCCGAGGTCGGCGTGTGGGACGCCGACCAGCTGGAGTACGCCCTGTACGTCGAGAAGGGCACCTCGAAGATGAACGCCCAGCCCTACCTCGTGCCCGCCTTCAACGACCACCGCCGCCAGGTCACCCGCACCTACCGGGCAGCGTTCCGCCGGCACATCGGAGGGGGGTGAGCAGGTGACCCTCAACGACTCCTGGCAGCGTCAACTCACGCGCGAGCGCAAGCGCCTGGCGGATGCGGAGAAGACCCGGGCCGACGCCCTGCAGAAGATCGCGAGGCTGGAGAAGAAGCTGGCCAACGACAAGCAGCGAGGGAGGAGCGGGTGACGACCGCGCTGTGGCC